GGCGTGATGAATATCTGGTCAGGGACAAACATATGCCCTGGTGATGTCCACTTCCTAGTCAGCCAGCCTTTTGATTCGGCATAGCGTTTAACAGCTTTCTCAATATCTTTTTCAAGCATCATGCTAACCCCAGAGTAAGTTTCTCGACTTCTGCGATGTAATAGTCGTAGTCCACAGGCAGCGTGGCATCGGCTATATCGTTGCAGACTTGTACATTCCAGCCAGACTCCACGCCAATCTTGCGCCATTCAGTTGGCTTCTTGGCTAGTGGCGGCATCCACTTGTTCAATGGCTTACCACCCTTGGCGATGTAGTACCGGCTAATGTTCTGCACCTGCTCATCGCCCCATTGCAGATAGCTAGAGCGTGGCACTTTGGTACGCAGCATGAAGTCCATCAGATCAGGCCAATTCTCCACAGTCTCCCGGATAGGCTTGTTGTAAACCAATACAAGTTCTGCAACTTTAGGGATCACAAGAGCTGAATAATTCTGATGCCAATCTAAATCGTATTCGTATGCACCCTTACGCTTAACCTTCATTTGTTGATCTCCGTTTAATTACATAACCTTTTACTGTCACATTGTCAGTCTTTTTTCTATGAAATGCCGAAAGTGCGCCCCCTAAGTCATACTCTACTAATTGTTTATACGAAACTGTCTCCACCACCCCTTGAGGGGTAGTTATCTCATAAATGTATTTGGTTTTAATTTTTGAAAACAACGCGCTTTGTTGCTTTCTGCGTTCCGGATCTTTCCATTTTTCGCGCAGCTTATCGGCGTGACCAGACCGTTTACCCTCAGCCCATTCTTTCTTAAGGCGACTACTGATTTTTTCACTGGTGATCTTATGAGTAACCATTCCAGTAGATGAGTCAGCACGCAAGTTATAACCCTTCTTGCGATTTAGTGTATCAAGATGGTTCATCCACCAAAGCTCACGCTCCGCAAGTTCATCGACTGACGCAAACTCCAACGGAACCATCTCAAACGAATCAATTCCGTACTTAACCATTGCGTTGTACAAGTAATCATTTATATGACCAATGGCGCGTTTATCAAAATCGTAAAGATACTGATAACACCTTCTGTAAATACATTTAGTCTTACCGACATACGTTTTACCGTTGATGGTGTTTGTGATCGCGTAAATAAGCGGTCTATTCTTGAGTGCAATTATTGGTTTCATGAAGCTATTGTAACGTAGTTATTCATAGACCGCAATATAATTATTACAATCTCTAATAAACATTTTGCTGTAGATTGCCTCCTCCAGCTCCAGACCGGTCAGGCGCTCCCACCACTGGCGAACCTCTTGCAAATGGTGCATCTCGCTACGCGGCAGGCGCACAGTCACACCGTCCGTGTTGATCTGGATTAAAGTCAACCCACTGATCTTAATCAAGTTTTCTGCCAGCACGCACAGCAACAGTTGCCCGTTAAGTGTAATCGACATGGTGAACAACGGGTCGTAGAACACGCTGAACTTATTATTGCTGTCTCCGTACACACCGTTCAAGGCCAGCTTTAGCATGGCGTTTTCGGCTGAGCTTTTTGCGTATGTCTTACGCTGCTCGTACAGGTTCTTGTAGATGTCGCAAAACTCTACACCCAGATGTTTAGGATGAAAGCGATTAGAAATAGCCAGATTGGGGTAGTAACTAGAAACATCCAAGTCCACGATGACTGCTTCTTCAGATGAATCGAGAACAACAGATTCCACAGAACCGTGAATACCACCCAAACCAAACACAAAATCGAAACCATCGACTCTAGCCACGAGATCATTAAATACTCCTTTAGTTTCTGTAATCGTTTGATCTTTAAGCCAGTTCAGTACACGGGTGAACTCAGGCTGCTCAAACTGAATCCACGGTAGGATAGCATCACGCAGCGCCAACTGAGGGCGTGGAGTCTGACGGGGCTTGCGGCCACTGCTGCCAAACTCATAGCAGGGTACACCTGCCTCTTCCAATCTCATTACAAAATAGTCCTTACCGATCTTAGTATCGTTGTGATTCATGAAGTCGCGGTTGTACTTAACCGTCAGCTCCTCACGGAACCGGATCATGTCCAGCGTCTTGTAGTAGAACAGCTTAGTCTGCGATACGTCGTGCCGGTTGTACTCTTTGAGCTTCTCTACCTGCTCACGGGTCAGGATTGTACCGACTTTATACGGCAGATCCTGGATGTCATCGGAGCGCATATTAAACTCCAGCACCTTCAGACTGGTAGCCCTAGCCTTGTTATCAAAGTGGTGGATCTTAAACAGGTCGATCTGATCAACATATCTATCGGATGTGTACACGAAATGCTGAAATTTAGACACATCATCATTCTGAGATTGAATAATCGACTGCGCCTTGTCATATAAAGTCTTGGCATCTGCGTTACCCATACGCATGAGTGTATGCAGCACCGGGTAATCGAAGCCTAGATTGTTGAACCCGACCATACGGGCGTTAATGCTTTTCAGATAATGCACGAACTCAATGATCTCTCTGGAGTCATTGCGCCAGTCACTGATCTCAAACATCCATGTCAGCGGCGCTTCAGCGTGCTCAACAGCCAATGTAAACACATTGGGGTAGGTTTCGATGTCAAATATATAGTCACGCATTACATTTACTCAGTTAAACGGGCTGACCGTGAGGCCAGCCCAGTGACACTTAACCCTGCATGAACGGCGGCAGGGGCATACCAGCAGGCGATGGTGCAGCGGCAGCAGGCGCACCCGCTACAGCACCGAACATACCCGATGCGTCAACAGCACCTTCACCGAAGGCCTGATCATCACCAGCGAACTGAAGCGCAACCAAGTCACAGCGGACACCGCGACCATGCTTGTTATCTTGCAGCCAAGGCTTAACGGCAGCATTGACACGGCAACCACCATACATCTTGCGGGTCAGTTGCTGGTAAGCCATCGTATTATTTGGGTCGATTGCCGAACCATCCGCTTGGATAATCTGCGGCTGGGAGTCACGACCAGCAGTGATAAACACATTGCCAGCGTAGCCGTCGTATGGTTGAAAAGTCTTTTTATTGACCTTCTCTTCACCGCGACCATAGCAGCGTGATTTGCGATCATTTTGGATCATCCCCATAACAGTCTGAGCGTGTTCTGCCCATTTAGCCAGTGCCAGCTCACCATATTTAGCCATGAACTGCTGGAAGCCAGCATGATCTTGAGGCATGATGAACTCGCAATTGTAGCTGATACGCTCCTTACCATCGGCATTAACCTGGCGTTGCGGTTCAGCGATGTGCGGGAAGCTAAGACGGACGTTGCTTAGAAAAATGATGTCGGACATTTGTATTACTCCTATTAAGTTACTTTAACCACGCCGGAATTTCCGGCTCACTATTTACTGCGCCGAACATCGGTGCAGCATCCAATACCACCGCCTGACGGTGATCAGATTCGGGAACGATTGTCAGCTTACCTTGCGACTTCTTGATGTACTCAGTCTCAAGGGTTTTGAGCTGACGCTCGGATAACTGCTTCTTCTCACCATCACGTTTCTCCCAGCTCAGCTTTTCAGCCTTAGCGGGTGTCACAAGTTTAGTCTCGAAGATCGCGGCTTTAGGGATACCCATCTTGACCAGCTTATCGGCCATCTCTGCTTCAGGTAACGCCCAACTACGGGTACCGCGACCATACACAGCCTTCAGGCCGTTGATCGTTACACCCGCTTCAAAGCGGCGCAGTGCCTCAGCTTCCACGGCTTCGAGTAGTTGGCGCACAAGTGGTGCCGACTCCACGATCTCGCGGATCTGCTGGTCAGATAGTTCATTGGGGTTCTTGTCAGCGGCTTGCTGAGCGATGTCGATTGACTGGAACATATTGAGTGCCTCCATTACGTTACTAGCCAGAGCAGAACAGCTCCCTTTGGCTTTACAGAATTTACATTGACTCTCACCAGGTACCAGCGGTGCGTCGGGACTGTCTGTAGCAGCGGCAGCGGCTTTGTACTGCTCCACTCGTGCCAACAGATCAACAGCCATCATATCATAAGATGTGATCGCCTTCATACCCCGCAGTGCTAGCTTAGGCTGAATAATCGTCATGCGAACCGACTGGATATGCGGATTGTCAGCCAGCACACCTAGAGCGTATAGCTCCAACTGCTGATTATCTTTGGCGCTAACGATACCCATGCCATCCTTGTAGTCAATGATGTCCACATGGGTACCGGTATGGATCTGCACATCCACGGTACCGCTGCAATCATCACGACCCATTAGGCCAGCAGGATTGACACGCGACTCAGCCACCACCATAAACGCATCCAGCTCTTCAGCCCGATGCTGCACATGACTATAAGCGAGCGCCACACGGGTAGCGCGTTCCTTATCAACGGTGAAGGTACCCTCATGGTCAGTCAGCTCGTAACCAACGTACTCCATCGGGTCACGACGATCACGAATCGCGTGCTCCAGTAGCGTATGGCTATGCGTACCGTCCACAGCAGCTGGACCCGATGTGTCTGGGTACTTGGCTTCCTCACGGAT